ATGAGTGTGTCCATGAGTACACGTATCAAAAAGACATTAAAGCACAAGCTGGCGACTCTTGTACCTGCGTGGGAGGGCCGTGTGCATGATGCTCCTGCTTCGGGAGAAGTACTTTCAGGTCCGTGCGCTGTGCTTGCTTTTGCAGAAGAAGTGCCAAAGTCAGCCTGGGCAGGGTATCGCCGCATCATCAAAATTTCTCCATACGCCCGATCAGAGGACGGTGGAGCAGAACAGGTTGAGGTCTGGTCGACAGAGCTGATCACAGGTCTGCATCAGGTACGGCTGGAGGATGGGGAAGGCGGGGCCTTTACTTGCATCTATCTGGGTTCCACGGACAGCGAACGCAGGGATGCCGAATCGGGGCTGGTTACGCGCAGCTTGCGTTTTGGCGTGTATGTTCCCGAACCTCAACGTACTGAACATGCTGATGCTGCAGGAGATGTTTGGCTTTCTGCTCTTCAGCGCTGGACGGTGGACGAGTTAGGTCCAGACTGGTCTGTGTACACGGAGCGCTGGCCTGGGGGATACCGGATGCCATCCGTGTTATGGCGTCTGACTGGATATAGTACAGCAGCTGTAGGAACCTCGGCGCTTGAGGTACGCAAACAGTGGGTAGGCCATGTGCTGACAGGCAACACAGTTATGACAGATCAGACGGTTGGTCATTTGGTCGAGCAGCTGGCGCTTCAATCACGGATAGCATTCCATCCAAGGGATGATCAAAGCAATGAAGCTAACGAAAGCATTGAAGGCAATATCCGTTATGTAACGGTTGATGAGGTGACAGCGGATATGCAGGCAGATGCATATTTAAACGGGCAGCTTCGTCTGACATTGTCACAGCGGATACGTCGTTCGGTTGCAACTGCACCGCTTATGCGAGAGATTCACCATAGCAAAGGGATACAGTAAGTGTAAGTCGAGAGGGGCCGCTATATGCGTTTGCGAGTGGCTTCAGATTTTTTTATTAGCAATTTCATAGATTGATAGGATCAAAAATTCATAGGTCAAAATAGTGTGTTTTTGAAGTTAACCAACGAGGTGAGAAACAGATGCCAGGCTCGGTGAACAAAAAGCTGCCAGTTCCCCCGCAATATACGCGGGCTGAACTGATGAATCATTCGGAAGCCCTCTTTGCCGTCAAGGCAGAGGTGCTGGCTGGTGCGCTGCACGAAGCGGCGCAGCAATCGTTTTCCATTGCAGAAGCACAGACAAGAATCAACCAATTTTTGAAAGCGAAGGTGAAGGAATAATGGCAGGTGGAACTTGGGAGCAAACGAATCGTCCGGTACTTCCGGGCTTGTATATGAATTTTCAGGCGGCAGCTTCGTCGGCTATTCAGGCGGGAAGTCGTGGCACGGTTGTTGTGCCGGTAAAGGCAAACTGGGGCCCGGTGGGCACGTTTGTAGAAGTAGGCAGTGAAGCGGCGATTGAGCGCACGTTTGCGGCTAACGCGCTGGATAATGGTACGGCGTATACGTCGCTCAAGCTGGCTTTGCTGGGTGGGCCGAAGAAGCTGCTCGCTTATCGGGTGGCGAGTTCATCTGCCAAAGCTGCAGCGTTGACGCTGAAGGATAGCGGCGGTGCGGATGTGCTGCAGCTCGATGCAAAGTACCCGGGCGACCGTGCGAACGGATTCTATGTGACGATTCAACCGGGCGTGATCGATAACACGAAGTTTGAAGTACGTCTGTTCGAAGGCAATCGCATGCTGTATGCGCTCCAGACAGCAGATGTTACGGCAGCGGCTCTCGCCAAAGAGATGAATGCGGATGAGCAAAATCTCTGGATTACCGCACAGGCCATCGGAGACGGTACAGGCGAAGTAGCTAATGTATCGGGAGCAGCTTTCAAAGGTGGCGTAAGCGGCAACGATGCACTGACCAATGCGGAATATATTGCTCTGCAAGGCGCGCTCGAAGGGGAGCAGTTCGATGTGCTGGCACTGGATCATGCGGCGGATGCAGCATTGCTTGCCAGCTTTGCGGCTTGGGTGAAACGGGTACGTAATGAAGGCAAGCCCGTGATGGCAGTCTTCGGTGGCTCCACAGCGGACGATACTTCCGCTACGGCAGCACAGAAAGCGGCAGCACGTTCGCTTACGCTGAATCATGAAGGTGTGATCAATGTCGGCACAGGCGTACGCCTGGGCGATGCTTTCTACAGTTCTGCACAGACCTCTGCTTATGTGGCTGGTCTGATTGCCGGACAGCGTCTGAATGAATCCACGACCTATGCGGCAACACCGTTTGATGATGTCACACGTCGCTGGACGCGTGCGGAACAGGAGCAGGCTGTGCAGAACGGCGTATTTATTTTCTTCCACGACGGTCGCCGGGTCAAAGCACTTCGCGGTGTAAACACACTGGTTACGCCTGCTGCCGGACAGAACAATGCATGGAAAAAAATTCGTTCCATCCGCGTCATGGACGCAATTAATACCGACCTGCAGCGCTCCGCAGAGGATACGTATATCGGGAAAGTAAACAATACCGAGGAAGGTCGTCAGGCACTGATTGGTGCGATGAAGGCCTATTTGGCGCTGCTGGCACAGAGCAATGTGATTGAGGCCGAAGGCTATGACGTTGTTCTGGACCCTGCATACTACGGCGCTGCACCTGTGCTGAAGCCTGAAGCGGATCAGGTATTCCTGCAATGGAATGTGAAGCTGACGGATGTGATGGAGCAGCTGTTTGGTACATTTTACGTACAATAAGGAAATGACCTGGAAGCAGAAGCAGGCGAGTAGATTCAGATTCATAAAATGAAATATCTCATGTTGAGCGATTGCGCTCAACCATCATAAGGAGGAAATATACATGTTGGACGCATCAAGAGTCATTCTCGGTACCCACGGTCAGCTGCATATCGACGGAGTGTGGCAGACGAATATTAACAAGCTGGAGGCCAGCGTTGAGATTGAGAAGCGAGAGCTGAATCTGGTCGGCAACGACTGGAAGGTTCACAAAAACGGTGCCAAAAAAGGCACAGGCACAATGACCGGTTACAAGGTAACGTCTGATATGATCCAGCGCGGATTCACCAAGTTTCAGATTATCTCCAAGCTGGACGACCCGGAATCATACGGACATGAAAGCGTGCTGCTGAAGGGCTGTATGGTGGATAAAATTCAACTGGCAAACTGGACGGCTGGCGAGGAAGTGCCGGAGGAGACCGGGTTTACGTTCGAAGGCTTTGAATTGCTCAATCCGATTGTGGCGAATTAAGTTTTGTAAAACTTTATTCATATAAGTTGAACTATTCATTTACACTCTAACGGAGAGGACAGAAAAAACCTGGAAAAGCGAAGCGATCGCCTGAAAGCTTTCTGAAAGAAAGCTGCATCGGAAGCATACACTTATCACCGGATTTTCCCCTTTGGAAAAGGGAATCCAAAAAATATGGGGATAACAGCGATTGGAAGGTTATTCTGTTATCGGAGTGGGCTGTGTAAAATATTTAGTTCAAGTTATATAACCTGTTCACAGCAAGCAAGGACATTGAAGCAGACCGAGAACTTCTCGGTCTTTTTGGTGTCTTGGGATGTTGGTGCCAACCGAGGAAACACGGGGAAACGCAGGAAATGCAGAAAATGCGGAAGCAGATCACACAGAAGAGAATACATGGAAAACCAAAGGAGACTACGACCGATGAGTATCAATGAAAATTTGTCCGAGGAACAGATTCTGGATCAATTGTTTGAAGCGGCAGAACGGCTACCGGAAGAAAATGTACGCATTCAGCGCCTGGACCTGCTGCTTACACTGCGTGGGCTCACATCCTCCAAAGTCGATCAGATTCGCGAGCGCTGTACGATTCGCAAGACCACCAAGGGACGCACTGAGGAAAAGGTGGATACGGAAACGTTTAATGCACTTCTAATCTCTGAGGCCACAGTAAAAATGAACGTCCGCGGACTGGAGCTGTCCGGCTGGGGAGACAGCCGTATCACGGGCCGGATGAAGCTGTCGGGTGGAGAGCAGGCGGTTCGCCGTATGCTTCTGGCGGGTGAGCTGGATGCTGTAGGTGATAAAGTGCTGGAGCTGTCCGGCTTCGGTGTGGAGATTGAAGACCTAAAAAACTGATTCACTCCGGCGGGATGACCACGTTCCTGTACCACATGTGGGTGCGTCATCATCTTCGTCCCGGAGAATTCTGGTCTTTGCCGCGAGGGGAACGCTCGCTGCTGCTTGCTTTTTCGGAAGAGGAGATGGCAGCGCTAAGCGCCCAGATGAATCGTTAATTCAAACAGGCAGGAGGTGAATAACATGGCAGAAATGATTATCGGTTTATCCCAATCGAACACACAAATGAAGACCACTCTTCGTTACCTGGATCAGATTCAGCGCTCTACGGATCGTTTAAACCGGGTTCGTTATCAGGGCCTGATCAAAGTGAATAATGAGCTGAGAACAACCGGGCGTAGATTGGAAAATATCTATAGCACCGCTGTAAGGTTGAGCCGTTTGCGCATCACACCTAGAATTGGACTGGATGACCAGCTAAGCCCGGCACTGGATCGTGCACTGACCAAGCTGAACAGCTTCCGCAATCAATTGGTGAAGGCTTCCGGCACGGTGTCGGTGGAGGTGAAGCAGAAGGTTGAAGTAGCAATGGGGAAAATGACCCCGGCGAGTGCCTCTTCCATGTCCGTTGTGATTGGGAGTCACAATACAAATACAACGATTAATAATGTGGCTAAAGAAGAGGATAAGAATCTGTGGGATAGATTTACTGAAGTCTTAGACGTAGCTAATAATGCTACTGATTTGATTGGAAAAGGGAAGAAAGCATGGTCTGATCGAAAAGCCAAAAAGAATAAAGCCGCCAATCCAAGCGCAAGTACAGAAGTGGCAGAAGGTAAGCAAGGTAAAAATCAAACACAAACCACTTCAGATGCAAATGCGGAAACGAAGCGTAACAAACCTTTTCGCAGAGGGATGGGGGGAAGAAGCGGAAGAGGTAGAGGAAGATCTACTTTCAGGACATCTCGGGCTTCCAATCCAGTAACAGCACCAACCCCGAAAGCATCGGAGCTTATTACCGATTTCTCTAACGCAGAAGATAAGAGACTGAGGATGGAATTCGAACAAAAATTAAACCGGAATAAGCTTGGCTTTGCCTCCGCATCACCGATGGGTATGTCCAACCTCTTCTCAGGTGATGGCATGATGGGTAAAATAGGCGGTGGCTTTGCCAAAGGGGCAAAAAGGCTGCTTGGTCCGATCAGCATGTTGGCGGATGTGGCTAACATCGCAAGTGCACCACCAGAGGAAAGAGGTCGGGCAGTCGGCTCTATGATTGGTGGAACAGCAGGCACGGCGATTGGCAGCGCACTCGGAACGCTGATCTCTCCTGTCATTGGCACATACGTAGGCGGAGCCGTTGGGGGCTGGCTGGGAAGCGAAGCGGGTGGCTGGATTGGAAGTAAGTCCGAGGCGATTGGCAACTTTTTCTCCCAAGCGTCAGAGGGAGCAAGCAAGGTGTTCACTGGTGCTGCTGATTTTGTCTCTGAGAAAACAAAGAGTCTGACCGAAGGCATCTCCAATTTCTTCGGCTTTGGTTCGAAAAAAGAAGAACAGACCACTCCAGCTGCAACAGTCGCTTCCTCACCTTCCGTACCCGCAGCACCGCAGATGCCACCGTCATATAGACCAGCAGCTCTGTCGATTACCGGGCCCGAAGCTTACATGAACAATCGATTGGGCTCATCGACTTCCGCAGGTCTTACAGGCACAAGCATGATGCAATCCCAAGCTATGGCACTGAATAACAACGCTCAGTCCAATGGCAAAGCATCTCCGATGACAGTGCATATTTCGGAAGAGCAGATGAGCAGCCTGTCGGGTTATCTCAAGGATTTCAAAACGGAAACGACCAACCAGATCGCTGTGAATATTGCGCCAGGTACGGTACAGGTGACGGTGCGTGAGAACGCCATTGATTATGATGCTGTGAGCCATCAGGTGGGGCAGCGGATCAGCAACGAGTTCCGTAAGGCGATGCAAAATCGCAAAACGATTATGGCCTAAGCAGAAAGGAGGCCGCATAAATGTCTGCATTCAAAGATGAAGCAGGACCTAACGAAATGACATTTACGTTGAAGGACGGAAGCACTTCATTTCAATTCCCGGTGAACCCGGAAGAAGTTAATATTTCCAGGTCGAAGGGATACGAAACGATCCAGATGCTGGAGCATGGCGAGTTTGATTTTGCGCAGGGAGAGAAGGTGAAGGAGATCACCTTCTCTTCTTTTTTTCCTAAGGAGTATGACGAGTCCTATTGTATGGTATCCCCGCTTCCCGATCCGCGCGTAGCCATGAATATTTTGAACACCTTTCTTATCTCGAAAAAGCCGCTGCGTTTCATCATTTCGGGGACCGGCGTGAATGTACCCGTGTTTCTGGTTTCGCTGAATTCGAGCTTTCGCGGTGGGGAGACGGGAGATATCTATTTCGACCTGACCCTGCGAACCTGGCGGGATTCCAAAGTCGAGAAGGTGGGATCAGGAGCTGCGGCGAGTAAGTCTGGTTCACGTACGGATTTGAAAAAAACGAGCAAGACCTACACCGTCAAAGCCGGGGATTCTCTGTCCAAAATAGCCAAGCTTGAGCTCGGAAACAGTTCCAAATGGAACGAGATTTACAAGCTTAACGCCAAAATCATCGGCAGTGATCCGAACCGGATCAAGCCGGGGCAAAAGCTGGTGATGCCATGACCTACAAGGTCATTGTCGATGACAAGCACGACATCACCAAGCTGGTGGAGACGATCACGCTCAAGGACTCGCTCGATCAGATCGCCTATCAGGCGAATATCCGGCTGGCGGTGTCGGCATCCTCCGGGCTGCCTGCCATCTCGCCGGGAATGGCGGTGCGGATCAGCGGGGTTCCTTTTGGCGAAAAATCCATGGTGCATCTGCTGCATCCGGCGGTCATCTGGGAAGCGGAAAGCTCGAATAGCGGGACCAAACGGCTGTCCCTCACGGTCTACGACCGCATGATCTATCTGGAGAAATCAGAGGACGAATTCCTGTTTCCCAAGGATCAGACCGCCACGCAGCGGCTCAAGGCATACTCGAAGGAGTGGAAAATTCCTTTGGCCTCACTGCCGGAAACCAAGACCAAGCTGGGCAAGGCGGTGTATCGGTCGCAGACGATTTTTTCGATGATATTTGCCGATCTGAAGGAAACCGCTAAGTCCGGGGGAGATATGTACCACCCACGGATGACGCCTGGCGGGCTGCAGCTGTTCAAGGTGGGCAGCAATGCGAAGGTGTATGCGCTGGATCGGCTGATCGACTTGACGCAGATGCGCACGCTCGAAGGCGCAGTCACCAAAGTGAAGGTAATGGCAGCGTCGGAATCCGGGGGCAGTGGGAAAGAAGTTCCTTCGAAGGTGCTGGCGATCGAGCAGAGCGATACCGAACAGCTGGGTACATTGCAAAAACTGATCGAGGACGATCAGGTGAAAACAGCTGCCGCCGCAAAGAAGTTGGCGAAAAGCAAGCTGACAGGTGTTCAGGAGACGTTTACCGTCTCGGCTCCAGATATTAATACGATTCGCGCCGGAGACGCGGTCACGCTCAAAGGCCTGAAGCTCATCGTCATGTCGGTCAGCCGCGATCTGTCGGCTGGGCCAGGTACGATGACGCTGGAGCTGGGCACGGCGGAGCTGGTGAAAAGGAGGTTTTACCTTGAATAAAGAAGATCCGTACGGGCAGTTTGCCGATGTGATGCGGGGAGCGATGAGCACGCATTCCCGTCAGGCCGTGAGCGGTCTGGGGGCGGTGCTCGGTACGATTACGGCATCCGGCGTGAAGCTGGATGACTTCAAGCATGAAGTTCAGGACTATCTCGTGGCCGAGCTGCCTGGGACATTACATTTGCCGGAGCGCGAGCTGGCTGGCACAATTTCTGGCATATCTGACGTGGCAAACGGAGGTACGACGGGCACGGGACGGTTTCTTTTGCAAAAAGGGGAAGTGGAAGAAGCGGTTTGGTCTTTGGGAAAAGGCCTGAAGGCCGGGGACCGTGTGCTGGCGATGCGGGTGAATGGCGGTAACGATATTGTGGTGCTGTGTAAGGTGGTGAGTGCCCATGCCTAGTTTATTTCCCGAAACGGGTATTGTCTGGGGAGATGAAGAGGACCTCTCGGGGGTTGCCTCCGAAGAGGTGCGATTTGGACGGAGCTGGCGTTACGACTATGATGCTGGTGATTTTGTACTGACTCCAAGCGGCAAAGTGGCCGCGGCAGACGCGCATGAGGCTTGGGTGCAGTGGTGTATCAAGGCAGTGAAAACCCCGCGCTATAGACATGTGATCTATTCCCGGGACTACGGCTCGGAGCTGGAGGAGCTTGTGGGTCAAGGAGACAGCCGCAGTGTGATGGAAAGTGAGATTGCCCGGATGGTCACGGAGACGCTGCTGGCTGATCCGCGTACAGATGCGGTGGACCAGTTTACGTTTGATTGGGATCGGGAGCAGTGCGTATTTACGTGCCGGGTGACGAGTGTGCAGGATGAGATGTTTATTCTGGAAAGTGAGGTGATCTGACGGGATGGCTGAGATTCCGCGTTATTTGGAGGACCAGACGGAGGAACAGATTATGCAGCGTATGCTGGATCGTCTGCCCGCGGATCTGGATAAGTCGGAAGGGTCGTTTTTGTGGGATGCCGAGGCTCCGGTAGCCTTTATGCTGTCTGAGGCTGCGCTTTGGGCGCAGGAGCTGCTGCGGCGTGGATTTGCCAGTACAGCGGCGAGCAGCGATCCGAATTTTCGTTCGGAGGAGCTGGATTTGCGGGCTGGAGAGCACGGGATTACGCGCAGGGCAGCGGTGTATGCACAAGGAACAGTGAGATTTGCAGGTACACCGGGGAAAGTTGTGCCCTTGGGCACGGTTGTGGCTACGCTCGCAGATGAGTTGTCCGGGGAAGCATCGCTCGAATATGAAACCGTCGGCCGTGTGGAGCTTGGTGAGGATGGCTTCGGGAGTGTAGGTGTACGTGCGCTTGTTGCCGGAAAAGAGAGCAATGTGCCCGCAGGCACGGTAACCGTGCTATCTACACCACTGAGCGGCGTAACGTCTGTGGTGAACACGGACGTGATCAAGGGCGGTGCGGACGTGGAGACGGATACCGCGCTGCTGGAGCGCTTTTATGCCAAAGTCCGCAACCAGGGGACAAGCGGCAACAAGGCACAGTATGTGCAGTGGGCCAGTGAAGTGCCGGGCGTCGGTGCGACGAGGGTGATCCCGCTCTGGCAGGGGCCGGGTACGGTTGGACTGTATCTGCTCGATACGGACAAACGTGCGGCAGGCTCCGATCTGGTAGCCGCGGTACAAAAGTATGTTGATCCAACGCAGGATGGACAAGGTGAAGGGGTTGCCCCGGCAGGGCCAGTGGTGACGGTGATGCCAGCGGAGGAAGTGCCGATGAACATTCAGGTGAAACTGACGCTGGCAAGTGATGCAACGCTGGCAGATGTCAGGGCATTAATCGAACGCGGGGTAACCGCGTATCTGAAGCAGCTTGCTTTTGCCGACCCGCTCGTTCGTTACACCCGCATTGCGGCGATCCTGCTCGACATCCCGCCAATTATCGACTATTCGGAGCTGACCGTAAACCGTGTAAGCGACCAGAATATCGAGATGAGCGCCAGCCAGGTGGCTGTGCTGGGGACGGTGGATGTGCATGAGTAGTGTGTTAACGAGTGAAAAGGGGCGGGAACTGTTCTCGTATTTGCCCCAGTATTATGAGACTTCGCGTGTCATGCAGGCCGATATGCAGGCCAAAGGCGTGGAGATGGATTTGCTGTATCAGGCACTGGACGAGACGCTGGAGCAGTTTTTTGTCCGCACGGCGACCTGGGGGCTGGATTACTGGGAGCAGGAGCTGGGCATTGAGACAGATCGTCTCAAACCTGTGGAGCAGCGGCGTGCTGTGGTGGAGTCGAAGCTTCGTGGTTCCGGGAAATTTTCAGGCAGGCAGGTTGCAAACGTTGCTGAGGCCTATGCCGGGGGCAAGGTGGATGTAACTTTTCAACCAGAAGTGTGGAGTTTTACGGTGAGCTTTGTCGATACGATGGGTATTCCGCCCAATATTGATGATCTGAAACGCGCCATTGATGAACTGAAACCGGCCCACATGGCCGTGGAATATAAATACCGTTATCTGGTCTGGGACGACCTCGACAACAAACAGATAACATGGGATGAACTCGATGCCGCGTCATTGACGTGGAATGAACTGGAGGTGTGGGCGTAATGCCAAAAGATACAGATCGATTAAATCTCCCCCTGCCTTTGGGGAATGAGAATGTGACCCGGGAGAGTATTAATGCGATTTTTGAGAAGATTGATGCAGGTGTTGCAACGCAAGACGATTTGGATGCGCTTCGCGAAGCGGTGAGCAAGATGGATATCCCCGATGCGTCCTTGACGCAGAAAGGGAAGGTGCAGTTGTCGAACAAGACGGATGGTACGTCCGAGACAGTTGCGGCGACGGAGAAGGCGGTAGGGGAAGTTAATATTATTGTTCGAAATCTAGAAGAAAGTCAAAAATGGGGGGCGTTATAGATGGCAGTAGTAGATAAAAGGTTGGCAAGAGCAAATTTTAGTCAAAGGGTAACCTTATATACTTGTCCTGCTAATACAAAGACTTTTGTGAAGGCAGTTAGTGTATGCAACCCCAGTTCGTCAGCTGCAACGTTTACACTAGTTATTGGAGGTATTGCTATAATTGCAAGTCATACAATTAATCCACGTGATACAATCACAATTCCGTTTCTGGATCATGTAATTGAGGCCGGCGATACGATTCAAGCCGAGGCCTCATCGTCCTCTTGTAATATCTATATTAGCGGTAGAGAGGTGACACCTTAATGCCTAATTTAGATAGCTATACATTAGAAGCTTTTAAATTAGATGGTCTTAGTCCAATGGAACATAACATTGGACTAAGTGAAATATACAGGCTTCAGTATAATGGTGTACCTCAAACATATTCATCTACACCAGTAGAAAGAATGGCAGTCAGTTTAAACTATATAGGTGGGAAAGTAAGGATTAATTATAGTATTTGGTCAGAAGGTGGCGTTATAGGAAATGCTAGGGTTTATTTGAACAACTATCCAATAGGGCCGGTTAGAACAACAAGTGGTCCAAGTTCTACTTTTACAGAAGACATTACATTTGATGCTGGAGATAAAATATCTATTTATATCTGGGTATCAACTGCGGGATCAAATCGAGTGTTTTTATCACAGGCTTCAATTTTTTCGAATTTTATTACAATTATAAGGGAAGGAGGGTACGGGCTAAATTGATATAATAATTGTTATTTCTAAGAATTTGAATCAAAAATAGTGAAAACCAAAGGAGGTGAACCCATGGAACGATGGGACACCCTATGGAAATGGGGAATTGCGCTGATGAGCAGCTCGGCATCCTACTTCTTTGGAGGCTGGTCAGGAGTACTCGGCGTTTTGCTTGTGTTCGTCATTCTCGACTACCTAACAGGCATCGCAGCAGCGGCGATGACCGGCAAGCTTGAAAGTAATGTTGGCATGTTTGGCATCGCACGAAAGGTATTTATATTTGCAATGGTATCGGTGGCTCATCTGGTGGACGGTGTTCTGGGAGACGGACATTTGTTCAGGGATGCGGTCGCCTTTTTTTATATCGCCAATGAGCTGTTGTCTATCATCGAGAACGGGGGCAAGCTGGGTGCTCCAATTCCGCCAGCCATTCGGCAGGCGATCGAGGTGCTCAAGGGGAAGGGTGGGGCTGGGGAATACCCCAGCAACTTCTCACCTCCAACCAAGGATTCTTTTCCGCATCCCGAACAGGATAAAACAGAGTCACCAACAACGAAAGATAACGTGAACAAGCATTAAATGCCTCAAGCTAAAGTTTTACTAAAATGTTTGCCTGAACTTGGATCTCGCCTGAACGTTTCCTAAGGTAAGGGCCTAAACCTTGGGAGTATCGCCATACTCTCCAGGTAATTCTCGCATTGCAGTATCTGTATTTTGAACCATGAACTATTGCTATCCAACTCCTGCTAGCGGACATTTAATTTTCCTCTCTTCAACTAAGGGACACGCACACAAGCGCTTTTTAACCCGTCCGCATTAACTATATACAAACGGCATGAGCCGCATAAAGGGTGTGAGAACTTTGCAAAACAGAACCTCGGGGAACACGCAGGGCATTGACATCTCCCGGTATCAGGGCAATATCGACTGGGCCAAGGTGAAGGCAAGCGGTATAACGTTTGTGTTTATCAAGGCTACCGAAGGGCAGACCTATGTTGATCCGAATTTTGAGAAAAATGTAGCGGGTGCGCTGGCGGCGGGCATGATGGTGGGAACCTATCATTTCTTCCGCGGAACAACTGCCGAGATCGCGAAGGCGGAAGCGGCGCATTATGCCAGTACGCTGAACAAGGTCGGGGGAGCCAAGGCGCTGCAGCTGCCGCCCGTGATGGATTACGAGAATAACCCCGGCAATCTGAGCAAAGCACAGATGAATACGGTGGCGAAAGCCTTTTTAACAGAACTGCAGCGACTCACAGGTGTTAAACCGATCATATACACAGGTAACTCCTTTGCCGGGAATTTTGATGCTTCCTTGGGAAACTACGATCTGTGGATTGCACGTTACAGTAACTCACGTGTGCCAGATGATCAGCCAGCGTGGAAGCGATGGACGTTCTGGCAGTATACGGATTCAGGGAAGGTAAACGGCATAACCGGTAACGTGGATATGAATGAATTTGAGGGAACGGCAGCACAGCTCAGGGCCAGATATGCAGCGACTACACCGAACCCGACCAATCCAACAAACCCGACCGAGCCATCCAACCCAACCAATCCTGGCAACCCGTCGAACCCAACGAACCCATCCAATCCGAATCCACCGAAAGGGGGAGAACCGATGACAGCTGAAGAGAAGGCCGCGTTTGATGCACTCAAAGCACAGGTTGACCGTTTGCAGGCACGTCAGCAGATGGAAGTTCCGGTTTGGGCGAAAGCCGCAGTCGATGCGGCACTGGCCTATGACACCAAAAATCCGCTGTTTAGCATAGATAACGGAGCAAGCTACGATTTTTATCGTTTTATTACCGTCATGTATCGTAGAGGTTTGTTTAAAAAATAAATCGAATCGGAATATAAGTTGAACTATTCATTTACACGTGAACGAAGAGGACAGAAAAAAACTGAAAAAGCGAAGTGGTGTGTGTAAAATTTCTAGTCCAACTTATATAGAACAGATCTGAGAAGGTGGAGAAACAAATGCAAGGAGCGCAGGCGATTATTGTCGAGCTGTGTTCCTTTTTTGTACATAATGTCAGTAAAAATGACGTGTCTGATAAAGTTAAAGACATAAGTCTCTAA